TTGCTAGATTCGGAAAGCCTACAAATCATAACGCAGAAACATTTTTTACAGCAGCAAATTTTCTTGCGTATGGAAATAAACTGTACATAACACGTGTCGCAAACACAACATCTACGAATTCCAATACTGTCTGTCGTAACGCTATTGCCAACTCGGCTAACGTTTCCGATTGGTCGGACGACAATGGCGACACATCAGCAGAAAATGCGTTATATGTTGTTAAAAATGAAGATCACTGGGACGCAGAATCAGATACTATTCAGACGTCTGGTGATACAGATGTTAAGTACATTGCTAGATGGCCAGGTAAGCTAGGTAATTCGTTGAAAATTTCTGTTTGCCCAAGCTCCGATGCCTATTCTAAAACATATGATCTTGCAAACAACGGTTTTGTAGACTACATCAGCGCCGTAAGTAATGTTGCTTATGTTATTGGTAGCAACAGTGCAACAGTTTCTATTACTGTTGGCTCTAGTGGAACGATTGCAAACACAGTCGCATATGCAACAACAATCTCCAGCGGTATCACGGTTGGTGATATTGTTGAAGCAGGAAACAGTACAGTCGGAATCCAATACATGCGTGTAACAAGTGTCGGCGCGGTTTCAAACTCAGCCACAGTTGCATCGTTTGCAGTGTCGTTTGAGGACGTATATGGGTTATCTCAAAACGTCAGCTCGAGCACGTTGACACGTAAGTGGGAATACTGGAACGCAGTTGATACAGCACCTGGTCAATCTACCTATCAGGCCTCGTTTGGTAACACAAGCGCGGATGACGAACTGCATGTTATCGTTGCAGACGAAGACGGTGAATTCACAGGTGTTCCAGGTACAATCCTGGAAGTGTTCCGTAGTGTATCTCGAGCAAGTGATGCAAAAACAGAAGATGGATCTGCAAACTATTATAAAACAGTTATCGATCAGTCGTCTGCTTACATCTGGGTTCTGAATCATCTAACTGGTGCAGCGAACGGAACAGCAGCGACACTTGCTGATCCATCAGCAACAAAACCTGTCACGCTTTCTTTCCAAGGTGGCCGTGATGGGGATACAGAGGCAAACATTTCTCTCGGTGTTGTCTTAGGTGGATACGATCTTTATGCATCTGCTGAGGATGTCGATGTATCGTTAATCCTTACAGGCAAGTCGCGTGGTGGTACGCATGGTGAACAAATTGCTAATTACTTGATCGACAATGTTGCTGAAAAGCGTAAAGACTGCGTTGTGTTTGTATCTCCAGATAAAGACGATGTTGTTAACAACGCTGGAGATGAAGCAGATGATATCGTTGAGTTCCGTGATGAGCTGCGTAGCACATCTTATGCTGTTCTCGATTCGGGCTACAAATATCAATATGACAAATACAACGATATATATCGTTGGATTCCGCTGAACGGCGACACAGCTGGTTTGTGTGTTCGTACAGATGAAACAAGGGATGCGTGGTTCTCGCCAGCTGGCTTTAACAGAGGCCAAATTAAGAATATCGTTAAGCTAGCATTCAATCCAAGACAAGCTGCTCGTGACATCCTGTATAAGGCTGGTGTTAATCCAGTTGTTACGTTCCCTGGTCAAGGTACCATTCTGTACGGCGACAAGACACTACTTTCGAAACCAAGCGCTTTTGATCGCATTAATGTTCGTCGCCTCTTCATCGTACTAGAAAAAGCTATTGCGACCGCTGCTAAATTCACATTGTTTGAGTTTAACGATGAGTTTACACGAGCACAATTCCGTAATCTCGTAGAACCGTTCCTGCGTGATGTACAAGGTCGTCGTGGCATCTATGATTTCAAAGTCGTGTGCGACACTACGAATAATACAGGTGAAGTTATCGACCGTAATGAGTTTATAGGTGACATCTATATTAAGCCAGCTCGTAGTATTAACTTTATCCAGCTCAACTTTATTGCAGTAAGAACGGGTGTTGAGTTCTCCGAAGTCGTCGGTCAGTTTTAATAATAAATAAGAACAAAGGAGAACAAACATGGCATTCAACGTAAATGAAATTAGAAGTCAGCTAACACTGGGGGGAGCACGTGGCTCCCTTTTCCAGGTGACTTTTAGTAATCCTGCAAACAGTGTTGCTGACATTAAGGTACCTTTTATGGTACGCGCAGCACAGATTCCAGAATCGACACTGGGTACTATCGAAGTGCCTTACTTTGGTCGTAAAGTAAGGCTAGCTGGTGACAGAACCTTCGGTGATTGGTCAGTCACAATCATCAATGATGAAGATTTCCTTATTCGTAATGCTATGGAAGAATGGTCAAACAGAATTAATTCGTTACAGGGTAATCTGAGATCTTTTGGTGCTGCTGCACCTCTACTATATAAATCGACAGCGGAAGTTACTCAGTTTTCGAAAACTGGTGTTCCTATTCGTTCGTATAAATTTAATGGCATCTATCCTTCGTCTGTTTCGTCAATTGATTTGAACTGGGCCGATACAGATTCGATTGAAGAGTTTCAGGTTACCTTCCAGTATGACTGGTGGGAAGTGAGTGGCGGTATCACTGGCACAGCCGGTGGCGCCTAACAGAGGATGAGCGACGTCAGTCGCTCTCTTCTTTAATGGAGTAGTTATGGCAAACCTGTTTGGATTTGAGATCCGTCGTAAGGTCGATCCAGAAGTTGAACAAAAACAGCAACCAACATTTGCACCTGAAGTCACAGACGATGGTGCTGTTGTTGTTGCTGCAGGTGGTGCGTATGGTACGTACATTGATTTGCAAGGCGCAGCACGTACAGAGGCTGAACTTGTTACCAAATATAGAGAAATGTCACAGCACCCTGAGGTCGAGCGTGCCGTTGATGATGTTGTCAATGAAGCAATCATTAATGATCCAGATCAAGATATAGTTAGTATTGATCTGGAAGAAACAAAACTATCACCCAACATTAAAAAACTAATAACGCAAGAATTTGAAAATGTTCTTGATTTATTAAGTTTTGAAAAGACGGGATTTGATCTATTTCGTAGATGGTATGTTGATGGGCGAATGTACTATCACGTTGTGATTGACGTTACAAAACCAGGCGATGGTATCAAAGAGCTACGGTATATTGACCCACGCAAGCTGCGAAAAGTACGTGAAGTCACACGTCGTCGTAACAAAAACTCTGTTACATCGCAGACAGAAGTTGTACAAGAATACTTCATATACAATGAAAAAGGATTCCAGAACAAAGCCGGTGAAGTTGGTACTGCCAGTAATGTGCAAGGATTAAAGATTGCACTCGACAGTATCGTTCACGTCACGTCAGGTCTCACTGACACGAACAGCACACTTGTTTTGTCACATCTTCATAAAGCAATTAAACCACTGAATCAGCTTAGAGCATTAGAAGACGCTACTGTCATATACAGAATATCAAGAGCACCAGAGCGTCGTATATTTTATATTGATGTTGGTAATCTGCCAAAAATGAAAGCAGAGCAGTACCTACGCGATATGATGATCCGTCATAAAAACAAGATCGTATATGACTCATCCACAGGTGAGATACGCGATGACCGTAAATTTATGACAATGTTAGAAGACTATTGGTTCCCAAGACGAGAAGGTAGCAGAGGTACGGAGATTTCAACTCTTCCGGCTGGTCAAAACCTTGGAGAGTTACAAGACGTTGAATACTTTCAAAAGAAGCTGTACGAGTCGTTGAATGTTCCAACATCACGTCTTCAATCAGATAACACATTTATGCTGGGCAACCAAGATGCTCAGATCTCTCGTGACGAGATGAAGTTTGCTAAATTTATTGATAGAGTAAGAACAAGGTTTAATCATTTATTTCTTGAAGCTCTCTCGAAACAATTAGTGTTAAAAAACATAATGACTATTGAAGAGTGGGAACAAATACAGAACAAAGTCACCTTCAATTATGCGAAGGACAATTTTTATGAAGAGCAGAAGAATGCATTGATTCTTCGCGACCGTCTTACTTCTTTGCAGACAATGGAACCATACATTGGTCGATATTTCTCTAATGATTGGGTACGTAAGCATGTTCTGTATCAAACAGAAGATGATATCGATGAGATGAATAAGCAAGTGAAAAAAGAGATGAAGGATCCCCTATACCAGATGCAGGTAGATGCAGAAGGTACGCCTGTAGACGGTGCACGTCCTTTAGCAAAAACAACAGCTCAAGGACCTCAACCTGGCGGAGTCAGTTCCGTAGCTCCTGGTGATCAAAATAACTAAATAATTGGAGGAATTATGACTGATAAACAATTTACTATTGCAGATATGATTGGAGCCGTAAACGATGAGAGTCCGAGTGGTTTTCAGGCTGCATTCAACTCTTTAGTACTTGATAAGATACAAGATGCAATCAGTGCAAAGAAAGCAGAGATTGCAAGTAATTATTTTAACTACGAAGACGAAACAGAAGAAGAGGAAGACACGGAAGAAGAAACCTCAGACGCTGAAAGTAACGAAGGAACCGACGATGAAGACACTGAAACAGTTGCTGGAAAAGAAGACGGACAAAGCTGAACCAACGGCTCCTATTGAGCCTGATTCAGTTACTTCGTACGTTCCTAAATCAAAGGACGAGAAGCGCTTCATGGACAAGCATGTCGTTCAAAAGACAGACGACGCTAATGGCAATGGAGATGATGTCTTTCGTGGTTCAAACATTAAGGCATATGATCGGTCTACGACAAGACATGGTTATAACACCAAACAAGATCAAGCTGTTTATGAGACAAAACAAGTGAAAACTCTAACACAAATTCTCGGTGAAAAAACTCTTACCCCAGCCGAAATGAAGAAACGCGAAGAAATCGCGAAGGCAATGGAGCGTGAGACACCAGGTATGGATAAGTCGAAGAAAATGGCTATTGCTACCGCTACTGCAAAGAGAGTGGCTGAAGAAGTTGAGGAACTTGATGAAGCAGCTCGACACGAACAATATGCAACATATCATGCAGGTGTTAAAGATATGTTGAAAAAAATCGGCACTTACGCTGATGCTCATAAAGAAGCAGCAATGTCGCCAACAGAATATAGTAAAGAAAAAGGCGGCTATATGCATATGGGGCATGTCTCTGCTATGAAGAGTCTTCACAGATCTCTTCAGGACATGCACGATAATTTACAGAGCGAGGTCGAATATTCGCAGCCACCCAAGCCTCTTAAATTAAAAGAAGAAGCTGATCTGTTTAATATGTTTGACGACAGTGTTAAAGAACGATTAGAAGCAGTATATGAAGCTGTTGATGACGATTGCAAACAGATTATTAACGAGATGCTCGAAGCAGAGGAATATGACGAGCTCGTGAGTATCATTGATGAGGTTAATAATGGCTGAGACCGTAAAATTAATTGCTTCAGAGATTTCTGTAACCACCGCTAATACTATCAGCGGTGGTAGTCTTGTAAGAATATACGCGTCAGCAAACGCACTTATTACTTTAGCAAATACTGGTGGTACGATAGGCACATGCACAATGCCTGGTGGCACTATCGAATATTTTGTAAAACAACCAGCAGATACTATTGCATCGAACGTCGCAGTTCTGGCTACTTCAGTAGCATTTACGTAAGGAAAAGAAATGAAGCTGATTACCGAACTTAACGAAGATGTCAAATACCTTATCGAAGAACGTGAAGGTAAAAAGAATATGTTCATCGAAGGTATCATTATGATGGGCGAGACTGTAAATAAGAATTTTAGAAAATATCCAATTACGGTACTCGAAAGAGAAATGAACCGTTACAACGAGCAATATGTCTCAAAAAATAGAGCATATGGTGAGCTGGGTCACCCATCAGGACCAACTATTAATCTTGAACGTGCTTGTATCATGTTCAAATCTCTTCGTCGCGAGGGGAATAATATTGTTGGCCGCGCTAAAGTTCTTGACACCCCAATGGGTAATATCGTTAAAGGATTAATTAATGAAGGAGCCAATTTAGGTATTTCTTCAAGAGGAATGGGTAGCGTGAAAGAGGGTAAGGATGGAGTTATGGAAGTCCAGGACGATTATTACCTTGCAACAGCCGGTGATATCGTTGCAGATCCTTCAGCACCCGAGGCATTTGTGCGAGGTATCATGGAAGGCGTCGAGTGGATTTGGGACAACGGTGTTCTCAAAGCACAAAAGCTCGAGCAGTATAAAGAAGAGATTAATAGTGGAGCCCGCCGCAAAATATCAGAAGAAACTGCAATTAATTTATTCAAGCAGTTTCTCTCAGAAATTACGAAAAGATGATTTTATAAATAAATAAAAAGTCAAAGGAGCTTTTAAATGACCGTAAAACAAAAACAATTGGATGAAAAGATCCAAACTGGCGGCGGAGCTACTGGAGTTTCTCATACAGCAGATCCTGTTGCAAAGAATGCAACTCTTCCAGCCTCGCATCTAGGCAACGGTGAGAAAATGAACACCATTGCTCACATTGCACCAGGTGAAGGTGAAGAAGAAACCAGTACCGAGAACAATGTTAAAACAACGAAAGACACAGCTGGTAGTAATAAAGCGTCTGTTGGTATGAAGGGCAGCGCTGCTACCCCTGGCCAATCGTATAGCTTTGCTCCCAACAGTGTTAAAGAGGACGTAGAAGCCATGTTTGCTGGTTCAGAACTTTCCGAAGAGTTTAAAGAAAAGGCAGCTGTTATTTTTGAAGCTGCTGTTACCGCACAAGTAAATGAAGCTGTTGCTGATCTTGAAGAGCAGTATAACACAGCTCTTGCTGAAGAGCTAGCAAAGATTTTCGAAGATCTGACAGATAAGATTGATCAGTATATGACCTATACGGTTGAGCAGTGGATGGAAGAGAATCAAGTTGCTATCGAGCACTCGCTTCGTACTGAGATCACCGAAGAGTTCATTACCAACTTAAAGAGTTTGTTTGAACAAAGCTACATTTCTATTCCTGAAGAAAAGTTTGATGTTGTCGAAGGCATGACAGCTGAAATGGAAGAAATGAAAGCCGAGCTCGATAAGGCAATTGAAGAGAATATGGAGCTTAAAAATGCTCTAATCGAATCTTCACGTAAAGAAATTATTGCTCAGGTTTCTGAAGGTCTTGCTGCTACACAGTCAGAAAAACTTGTAGCTCTTGCTGAGGGTGTTGAGTTTGATTCTCTTGAGAACTATCGCAAGAAACTAGAGATTGTCAAAGAGAATTATTTCCCAACCGATAAGCCAGCTAGTGCAAAACAAAATCTTCTTGAACAAATCAATGAAGAGAATGTTGAGCCCGCAAAAGCAACTGTCAATAGCCCCGTGTCCGCGTACGCCCAAGCTATTTCCAGAACGGTTAAAAAATAATCTTTATAAATAATTAACATCCAATTAACTAAACCAAAAAGGGGATAGAAAAAATGTACCTTAATGAAGAAATTCAAAACAAGTGGGCTCCTGTATTGAACCACGACGATCTTCCTAAGATCGATAATAGCCATAAGCGCTCCGTCGTGGCACAGTTGCTTGAGAACACAGAAAGAGCTCTTATGGAAGCTGGTGGTCAGGCTCCTGGTAGCCAGTTCCTTGCAGAATCGCCAGTTCCTATCAACTCGGGTGTAGCTGGTGGCGCAGGTAATATTGCAACTTTCGATCCAGTGCTTATCAGCCTTGTTCGTCGTGCGATGCCTAACCTTATCGCTTATGACATTTGCGGCGTTCAGCCAATGACTGGCCCCACAGGCCTGATCTTTGCAATGCGTTCGCAGTATGGTAATACGACATCTGCAAACGTTGCTGAAACATTCTACAACGAAGTTAACACAGAGTTCTCGTCTGTTGTGTCTGGTGCAAACACACTTGGCCTCAAGCATGTCGGTGGTGTTCCTGGTAACACTTCTGTCACAGCTAACTTGGCAGAGCAAGGTGTTTACAACTTTGCAAAAGGTATGTCGACAGCACAAGCAGAAGCTCTGGGAACAGATAGCAACACAGCTTTCCCACAGATGGGTTTCACGATCGACAAAGTTACTGTTACAGCAGTTTCGCGTGCTCTGAAGGCTGAGTACACGATGGAACTTGCACAAGACCTTAAAGCAATTCATGGTCTTGATGCAGAGACAGAACTCTCCAATATTCTTACTGGTGAGATTCTTGCTGAGATCAACCGTGAAGTTGTTCGTACAATCAACGTTACAGCAAAACAAGGTTGCTCGTCTGGTACCACAACAGCTGGTATCTTCGACCTTGACGTTGATGCAAACGGTCGTTGGTCGGTTGAGAAGTTCAAAGGTCTGATGTTCCAGATCGAGCGTGAAGCTAACCAAATTGCCAAAGACACACGTCGTGGCAAAGGTAACATCATCATCTGCTCGAGCGATGTTGCATCTGCTCTTCAGATGGCTGGTGTTCTTGATTACACGCCTGCTCTTAACAGCAACAACCTCCAAATCGATGACACGGGTAATACGTTCGCTGGTGTTCTGAACGGTCGTATGCGTGTTTATATCGATCCATATGCAACAGGCAACTATATGACTATCGGCTACAAAGGCTCGAGCGCCTTCGATGCTGGTATCTTCTACTGCCCATATGTTCCTCTCCAGATGGTTCGTGCTGTTGATCAAGACAGCTTCGCACCAAAGATCGGCTTCAAGACACGTTATGGCATGGTTGCAAATCCGTTTGCACAAGGCCTGACACGTACCAACCTTGGTGCTATGATCAAAGATAGCAACGTGTACTATCGTCGTACACTTGTTCAAAACCTGCTATAAAAGAAAAACAACAAGGCAGGGTTTTTCAAAGGGACGCTTCGGCGTCCCTTTTTTATTGCATAAATATTTTATAGCACACATATGGAATATACGCAATGACTGCTTTAACCAACCAACCAGAGAACACAAACTTTCTTTCACCACTTGGCTACAAACTGGTCATAAAGAAGCTACCGCATTTGAACTTCTTTATACAAAGTGTAACAGTTCCTAGCGTATCTTTAGGTACAGCGGATGTTGATACTCCTTTCACAAAAATACCTTTCCCAGGTACCAAGCTAACGTTCCAAAATCTTGAAGTAACATTCAAGATAGATGAGGACATGCAAAACTATATCGAGATATTTGATTGGATGAACCAATTAGGATTCCCTGATAACTTCGCTCAATATCAAACAATTGCCGCGAAGCCTTTATATTCAGGTGATGGAATTTTCTCCGATATGACACTCACGGTCCTAACGAGTGCTATGAATCCAAACATAACAATTGACTTTATTGATTGCTTCCCTGTTGACCTTTCTTCAATAATATTTGATAGTACATCTGCCGATGTTGAGTATTTAACAGCTACTATTACTTTTGCTAATAGAAGGTTTAACATAAGAAGATTGTAATATGAAATTTGAAGATATTATGAATATGTGGGAACAAGATGCAAAGATGAATCAGACAGAGCTGGGGGAAGAAAGTGTAAAGGTACCTATTCTCCATCACAAGTATTATAAGATACTAGTTGATGAAGGGCTACTATACAAGAAATGTGAGATCGATTACAAGTCTCTTTATAAACTTAAATTTGAGTACTACATGGGTACTCTCGATAAAGAAACGCTTGAAGAGCGGGGTTGGGAACCAAATGGCCTAAAGATCCTCAAAGCCGATCTATCAATTTACACGGATGCTGATCCTGAGTTACAAATGCTTCAAGCACGAATCGACGTTCAAAAACAAAAGATATCTTTCCTTGAGTCAGTTATAAAGACTATATCTAACAGGGGCTTCTTGATTAAGAACATGATCGATTGGGAGAGGTTTAAGGTAGGTGCATGACAGAAACACTTTGCATTCACAAACTTAACGACGTACATCTTAAAGTTGTTTGTAATGCTGGTATACTCTACGAACTAGGTGAGTACTTTACATTCAATGTTCCTGGTGCTAGATTCTCTCCCGCATTTAAAAATAAGGTGTGGGATGGAAAGATCCGTCTCTTTCATTCAATGCGCGGTACATTGTATACCGGGCTTTTGAACGAACTTTTGTCCTTTGCAAAGGATAGGAAATACAATATCGAGTATAACAATCTGAATGATTTTGCTGAGGATGAATTTCCTGATCAAAAAGCAAACGAGTTCATATCTACATTGGAATTGCCACATACTGTCCGGGATTATCAGTACGAAGCATTCGTGCATTGCGTAAGACGAAACAGAGCGTTGCTGTTATCACCGACCGCGTCAGGTAAGTCATTAATCATCTTTATGCTTGCTGCGTATTATGTTAACGAAAAAGTTCTAATCGTAACCCCAAACGTTAGTCTTGTACATCAAATGGCAGCCGACTTTATTTCTTATGGGTGTCCCGAACATCTCATACACAAGATTCATGAAGGCCAATCAAAAGACAATCCAGATGCATACTTTACTATCACCACATGGCAAAGTATATACAAACAACCAAAAAAGTGGTTTGATAAGTACGGTGCAGTTATAGGTGATGAGGCTCATCAATTCAAAGCAAAAAGTCTTGTTAGCATAATGGAACAGTTGGTTCATTGTCGCTATAGGTTTGGTTTCACAGGAACATTGGACGGTACTAACACAAACAAGTTAGTGCTCGAGGGTTTGTTTGGCCCTGTTAAACAAGTAACAACCACATCAGAAATGATGCAAAAGAAGAACGTTGCTCAGCTACAGATCAAAGC